AACTCAGAGCGGCCAAGCTGCTCCGATAAAATTCCATGGACAGTAATTTTAGTTAAATTTTTCATATCGAAATACAGAATGAATTCTTTTCTTATAAGTTTTATTTAATGGTTCAATACACGGGTATTTACCGCGAGGATGATGCGTGAATGTATTATCCCCAAGGTAAATCCCCACATGAATAGGTCCCTTGTCTTTTACTAATTCAAAAGACAAAATATCATGTTTTTTTAGATGTTTAGTGTCAACCTGATTAAAAACATGTTCATTTTCTTCGCGGTTTAAATTAAAAATTTGCTGTATTAAGTTGGGATTTTGTAAATGCCAATCAGGAATATTTCTGCTGTCTTGTTTATCTAATAAATTTATATTTAATTTTTCGTAGTATTCTTTTACTAAAGAGTAGCAGTCTGCTGTTTGAGTTTTAAAAGGTTTATTATAAATAAAAGTTTTATTTTTTTTGTAGTCGAAAAAAGAAAAGGAATCATGTGGTATGTTGTAGAGTAAATAATCAAGGCGGTGGGCTTGGCTATTAAGCATATCATAATTAGAAAATATTTTATTTTGGTTTGGATGAGAATGGTAGATCGCTTTTATTTTGCCTTTACGGGAGGCTTTTAAATAATCAGCAGTACTTAAGGAAAAAGTTTCTTTAGGGTTGTCAGATACGTTTCTGCATTCAATAACGCTAGTCTTATCTTCAGAAGAAATTATAACCCCGCAGCACTCTCTAGGATTCTCTGATAGAGCGTGTTGTTTTATTTTTTGTTTTATATCTTCTTCAATCATTAACCTAATCTAGACATTTTTTTAGCTGCTGGGAACCCGCCATAAGGTAGAGTACCTTTATTCAAAACACTGGGGTCGGAGGGCACAGCCCCTTTATTCGATGGCAGTCCTGAACCCCATCTCATTCTGCATCCTGTTAAAGACTTTGAACATTCGTCTGCTACCCAATAAGTAGAATTAGGGGGAGGTATGGCTGGATCGCTTTGGCTATTTGCGCCATTAGCTTGGCGGCAAACAAAATAATATTTAATATCATCTTTTATTATGTAGACCCAATCTCCTTTTTCATATCCTCCTTTACTGGCTAGAGCTTCAGCCGTTAATTGACCAAATTCACCTTTGTCTTCCTTTAATCCTCCAACTCCGACTGCCCTTGCTATATCTTCGTCTGAGTCGGTGCCTATCGGTACAGCCTTACTTAGCATCCCGCATGTTTTTGTAGCCTCCTTAAAAGTTGTTTTAGTAATTGCGGATGAACCTAAGCCTCCAGCTTTTAAAGTTTTTAATTCCGCTTTTTGTAAGAGGGGAGGGACATTCGTTGGGTAGTTTATGGTTCCGCCTTGTGTAGATTTAAATTCATGTTCATAAGGTTCTTGATACCAGCATCCTATGCCTCGGTATTGCCAGACACATTTATCAGCTAATATGACACGTTTAGGTAGCTTCGTTCCTTCAAGATCGAGCACTGAAGAAAGCTGATAGCTTAGCATTGTTTTATTTTCTGATTCTTTTCTTTCAATAAAATAAACATCACTAGGGAGATAGGCAAAAGGGTCAGGTTCATATCCGTCAGGAAGCATATTGCTGCTTCTTCCGATTTTAGCGGCTGCTGCGCGACCAAAATTTACTGCGTCTAAGTATTTAGCAAACGTTCTTTTGCGCGTAACCTTAGCTCCTACAATATCTCCTATTTTTCTAATTTCATATTTTAATAGGGCTAATTGGTCATTGCCTGTTTCAGATTGGCTGCTTAAAGAAAGCTTTGGTTGCGGCAGAGCTCCTTTGCTGCTGCTTTCAAATCCCTCAGCTTTAATCGGCGCAGGAAAGTAAGTCTTACCTTGCCAGACGATATAAGAGTTGAAAACTTTAATATTATTGTGAAATCTTAATATACCATCGCTGACAGTATTTTCATCCAATCCCAAAGAACTTGCGTCATTTTGGATGTTTATATTTTTGTCTCGCATTAATGCCGATACATCAATTTCGAACAAGTTAACCATGGCCGAAGGCTCGAGGTTAGAAAGCTCAAAGTTCAAAGACTTGATAGAGCTTTTTAATTGTGCGGGAGTAGGGTTATCGTAGTCTGGCATTTTAGTTATTAGTTTCTACAAAAGTTGCTTTGATTGTATAATTGTCGTGAAAAGCAAAACTGGTATTGAAGCTTGGACAATAAAATCTTTTAACATAATTAGCGCTATCTTGGTAAATTTCAGGTAAATGCTGGACTGCAAAGCTTTGTGATCCTTTTCGTGTTCGCAGAAAATGGGCTATCGCCCTAGCTTCAAGTTCTGTTCTCATATCAAAGGACAGCTCTAATCTAATTAAATTGTTGTAAATGCCATCTGGGACTCTTTGTTCGTATCCATTCCCCAGCACAATTGAGTTCACTTTAGGTTGCTGGTTAACTGATAAATTATAAGAAGGGGTCCAAATAAACTGCGGCAAAGTCGTTTCGCGACGACTAGAGATAGTCGTATACCCTCCCCAGTAAGTTAAACTAGTGACTGCTGTAGAGGAGGGGACATCTTGTCTAGCGTAATAATATTTAATGTTTTTAGGGACTCCGGTACCTGCCTGAAGGGGATCTTGAGTAAAAACTATAGCATTTTTAGCATATGTGTTGCTGCTATTGTGTTCCGGTACGTTGTATATACTATCTGCCATTTTTCCTTAATCCTTTATTTATTATATTACACACAAAAAAGAGTGTAAAATAAAGATAAGGTAATGTTAGGAAGAATAACACGGGAAGCTGAAAAGCTCACAATTAACGGTAGCGGAATACAGGGAATTCAATCTTTGAGCGCTTCTTACAATTCTGTGGCTCAGCCAACAACAGCTTTGGGTATAGGAGGGTTCGTGGATTACTACCCCCAAGGCCCTCAACAGGCCACTTTGGACGTAAATACAATTTTAACTCAGCTTTTACCGGCCCCTGAAGATGGATTCTCCGATTGGACTTCTCGTGACATAATGCAGAACTTTACTGGAACTTTCCCCTTTAGTGGTGTTGTGGACTATGGAGAGAAGCAATTTTACTTCACCGAGGGTTATTTAGAGACGTATTCAGTAAACTGCGGAATAGGGGAAATACCCGAAACATCAACCAGTTCGGTAATTTATGGCAATTTTGGGACTGGGGCGAAATTTGACTCATGGGCTCAGACTTCAGCTACATCTCCTAGTTTAAACATAACTAGTTATGGGGCTATGGAAATAAATTTAGACACTTTCAGCACCAATAGAGTAAATTCTTTCAATGTAAATATAGCCACTCCTAGGCTTCCTCTTTACGCGATAGGTCAAGATCAGCCTACGGGAGTCATTGCCGGAACCCCGATAGAGGTAAATGTTAATTTTGAATTAGATGTAGACGATTACGAAATAAAAAGTATGAGGCTAAATCCAGATGAAACGGTTTTCAAAAATACAGTAATAACTTTGAAAAAAAATAATTCTCACGATATATTATTAAGATATGATTTTGAAAATATGTTATTAACGTCAGAATCATTTAATGGAGGAGTAGACTCTAATGCAAAGGTGAATTTCAACCTAAGATCTTTCATTTTGAGGGAAAAATAGTGTAATAAAAAAAAGGAAAAGGTTATGGCACAAATATTTTACGATAAAGCGGCGGTTCAAGTTGAGACTTTGGCTCCCTCAGCCCAAATAAGAGAGGTATTAATGGCTTCGGACTGTTCTATCAATTTCTCTAACTCTATTTCTCCTCTTTATAGCGTCGGACGCAAGGGTCCTTTGGGTCAGCTTCCTAGCGGACCTAGAGTTGGTGACATTTCATTTAATTTTCTTACTACTATTACAGGTAACGGCAACCCACTTTTACAAAGCGGAGGCAATGTTATTAATTTTCTTGCTAGTGGAATCAAAAATTCTACAGATTCTTACGCTAGAGGCGTAAAGATATTGTGCGGCGGAATAAGTGGAATAGGATTTCTTAATTCTTATAGTTTCAACGTCACTTCTAACTCTATATCTTCTTCGAGCGCTTCTTTTACTTTATTTGGAAGCGGGGATTTTCTGCCCGTGAGTGGTCGATTGTCTGGAGACGCTAGCATTACTCCGTATACAGGGAATACAGCAGGTACCAATGATAATGGGGCGACTGTCACCACGGGGATAGCTCATGGTAGATATACTCAGATGCCGGACACAATGAACACTACAATTTATCAGGGTAATGCTGAGGAGGGGGAGAGATACGTAACTGGTACAATTTACAGCGCTGATTATTCTATCAGCTTCAACCATAATCCTTTATATAAAATAGGGGAAGAGTTTCCTACTTGCACTTATTATACCACAGCTTCAGAAAGCATAAACGTATCGGAGGATGTATTTGATTCCGGATTAAGTTACACAGGTCATGCACGGGATTACGTGTTGGATATTAGAGGCCTCGGGGGCGCAGAGTCAGCAGGAATGCAGGTGCCAATTACTAGTGCAAAACAAATAAATACCTCTGCATCAGTAGGGTTGGATGATATTATCAGGACTCAAAAAACTTTAACGGCCGCTTATTAATGTGTTTTATACTGCTTCTAACGCAAAACTACAAGTTAATGGGAACGAAATTTTAGCTTCCAACGCTGATCTGTCTCTCGGCACGAGCATACAGCCTAATTATACTATAAGACAAAGAAGCACTAATGACTATTCAGCTTCTAATGGGATAGGGGGGCAACTATCATTTAATTATTATCTGACGGGTAGAGATTACTTTAAATCTTTTATTACTGGTCAGGGAGAGATCCCCGTAAAAGAAAGTCAAACACTCTCGGGAAACTTTGGCGGTTTAACTTTTGATAGTGGATATCTAACATCCTACTCAGTAAGTTTTAATCCAAATTCTCCTGCTGTAGCTAACGCCACTGTTACTTTCTTTGACCAGTTAAGTGGAGAGTTTGCGCCTACCAATGAAGCTGCTCCTAATGGGACTCAAATTCTGAATTCTAGAAATGTTAATGTGACTCACTACATCCCTATAGAAAATTCCACAGTCTCTGGCAGGGCAGATCAACCGGAGGAGTTTGTAGCGGGAACATACAATTATCAAGCAGAAGTCAAGCCCGTGTATCTCATGAACGAGACTAAACCAAGCTCTGTCTCTTTTGGCCCTAAAACAGTTAATATGAATTTTGAAACTGATAACCCCATAGGGTATCTCCCTGTTGATGGAAATACTGCTAGGATATCAGTAGATTTAAAAAATGATGCAGAAGCAGTGGTTGAAAATTTCACATGTTCCGGTTTATTAAGACAAAGAAACTTAGCTTCGGCCGTTGGGGATTATATTAGACAGAGTATAAATGTGACTCAGGCTTCAACTCAAGGAGCAAGTGTTTTTGTCAATGATGTTATTGATAGCTATGGAGCGGCTGGTTGTGTAGGAATAGGAACTACAAGTTCGGAGGGGAATATCTAAAATGCCAGTATTTAACCCTAAAAAAGGATTCATTTTAAGTGGTTCAAATATGAACTTCACTAAGAATGTATCAGTGGGTAATAAGGTTGTAGAGGATTTAATATATTTAGGCACTACCGGCGTTTCGGGTTTAATTCCTCCAGACGCTATTACAGAGGAACTTTCAATTGAAACTAATGACGGTATACTGAGCTTAGGTAAAATAGATATAATTCTAGACTCTTTAAGTCAAGTAGTGGCAAGTGGGTTGCTTTCGGGATACGTAAGTGGCAAGGCTGGAGATGTTTTGCAAATAAGTGGAGAAAACTTTCATCAAATAACAGATGTAAACTTTGGGAGTGGGGAGGGTAGATCGGGAGCTTTTAATGTTATTTCAGAAAATATAATTGAGACTATAGTCCCTTCGGGTGCGACTTACGATGAAATTACAGTTTTTTCCTCTTTAAGAACAGGTCTTAATGGGAATGAAGCCCTCGCTAGCGGCAAGACATATAATAAATTTATACCTATTCCTACAGTTACAGGGTTTAACTCTGGTCAACTTCTCGCAGGGCAGGAGTTAGTAGTTAACGGCGTAGGCTTGTCAGGGGTGACTGGACTGCAGGTTAATGACATTCTTTTTACCTCTTTTACCTCTTTGGATGGGACTGGAGTAAAAGCTACTGTTCCAGCAGGGAATGTTAGAGGGGTCCCTGAGCTTCTCTTGCAAAGCGGGGCTAAAGTTAGCGCAGGTGAAGACTTTTTGTTTAAGCCTTATGCTGAGATAGCTGGAATTACTCCCGGCGTCAACATAGGAGACGTGGCTACTATAAGCGGTACAAATTTTAATTCAGGGATACTTTATACAGGAGAGGGCGGAGGCACGGGGTGTTTAGTATCTATTGGGGTTGAAACAGGTAACTTTAAATTAATATCCGATGCAGGAGGCTATAACAGATTGCAAGGCCACATACCTACCGGATTAGCGATAAACCTCTCAGGAGGAAATATAGCTATCGGCCCAACAATATTAACAAGCCCAGTAAGTCTGTTTTCCAATGGGTTTCCGGAAGCTTACTCTTCTTCACAAAGCTTCAGGCCCGGAATACCATCACCTGATATAACTGGAGTTTTTCCTCTTTCAGGAGTAGGGCAACAAGCGGTAACACTAGAAGGCGATAACCTCTATGGCATAACAGGAATAAATTTTAGAGGAGGGAACGTTGGAGTCGGGACCGAGTTTTCTGCGCAAAATATTATTGTTGATAAGCCCGGAAAAAGTATTACAACTGTAGTTCCTGATACATCTAACTTTAATTCAGCTGGTGGCTTCTTAGATATAGATATTTCTGGTTACTATGGGACAGGTAGCATAACTAATGGCTTTTTCGTATATGGAACACCTAGTATATCTAAAGTCATCCCAGATACCGATGTGCAACCGGGGTCGACTGGAACTATATATGGCTCTAGATTGTATTCCGGGACTACATTAAGAATTTATAATAATAATATAGCCCCCGCTAATTTTAGAGGTAACATAGAGGTTAGCGGTTATTCTCTAGATCACGATGAGATAGTATTCAACTATCCAAATAATTTTCAAACGGGAAATAATTATAGGATAAGAGCCACTAATGAAAGAGGATCTTCTAGCCTACATGCTATAACCAATTTTTTCGGACCGACTTTGAGCGGCGTTTCTTTAGTCAGCGGAGAATATGGAGACCCGGTAGTTTTGTCGGGTTATTTCTCCGGCATTAAGCCCAGCGGTTTAAAAATAGGAGAAAAGGTTGTTCCTTCTTTTACTCAAGTCTCACATACTGGAATCAGTTTTGACATACCTAAAAGAACTGCGAGCGATATAATTACTGTAGATACAAGCGGTGGATTTGTTTCCAGCACGGGGATCATAAATATTTCTCCATCTAAGCCTACTATTAGTGGGTACTTTTTAGGCCAAGGAGATGCTCCAGATACTTTTAATTCTGGGCAAGTATTTAAAATGTCAGATGTGGTGACCGTTACGGGAGATTTTATGAGTCTTGTTACGGGAGTGATCTTTTCTGGGTCTAACACTACTTTCTCAATTAACAATTTTGTCTCTCAAGAAGCTTCGCTTTTAAAATTCAATGTTCCAAAGGGGATAAATACAGGCAGCGGACAGTTTATTTTAGAAGATTTTAAATCAAGACAAACAGAAAGTCCCTATCCTATAAATGTGACTAACATTTCAGGGTATAACAATTATTTACTGCCGGGAGAGACTTTAAATATCAGTGGAGACAAAATTTCAGGACTGAGCGCGGAATTCAGTAGTATAACAGGAGGGTTCTTCTCGGGCTTGCCCGCAGAAGGCTCCAGTACAGGGCAGATGGATTTGCTATCAGTCAAAGTTCCTACAGGTGTGGACGTGGGAGGCCTTAGAATAAGCGGTAGAGATAACGATGACGCTGGTTCTCTTTTTAGTTTCTTGCCTTTGTCGATAATTAGCGGCGTAACAGGGTTTGATTCAAATAATAAAATAGAGACAGGTAGTATAGTTGCGGTTTCCGGTATTAACGCAGGAGGGAACTTAACATCTGGTGAGCTATCGATAGGAATCAGTGGCACGGGCAATCAAAATTCTTTAAATGGAGTTCACTTGTACGAAAATTACGAAGTGGCAACTGGCTCAGGGATAGGTAATAACCCTAATGCTATCTATACAAAAATTAATTTTAGGCCTGATAATAGCTTTATAGGTACTGGGCAACTGTTTGTACTTAATCCTTGGGACGGCCTTGGTTTAGATAGTAAAGGCTCTGCAGTTTTTTACGGCAGTGAATCTGAGGAATACTTACCTAGACAAATTAATGTTTTTCCGGGTGAATATATAATTACAGGAACAAGAGTTAACGCAACAGGATATGGTCCATCGAGAGGGGTTACTGGGTCGAACGTAGAAATTTCTGGAGAGGGGCTTAACGCGGTATCTGGCGTGTTTTTCCGGATACCTAGTGGGGAAAACTTGGAGGCGGACTTCACTATAAATTCTAGCAATAAAATAACTACACTCGTGCCTACGGAAGCTATAGAGGCCCGAGGTATGACAAATATACTTTTGTCAGGCGGCACTAACCAAGATATAGGGGAATTCGAAGTTATACTAGATGCTTCGGTGGTCGAATTTAATATAGTCGAAGAAAATGACGTCCCAGCAAGTTCTACGAGGGTAGGTAACTTTACTCAAAAAGAAACAGTAGGCGGCGTAGTGTATTTAGTCACAAGGACTCGATTCCCTGATGGCACTACTGCGATAGTTAGTAGTGTTCCCCATGAAGCTTAAATGTCGGCTTCTTCTATTTCAATAAAGTAAAGCAATCGGTAAAGCTTATCTCTTCCTGCGTTGTCATTAATTAAGTCCATGGGGCAACACATATTTAAATATGGATGAGGTTTATTTAACCATTCCGCTACGTAATCATGATCCATCACAGCGCAGCATTCGTTAACAAAATTAACAAACTCAATTAAATTATTTTTGTCTATCTTCACTCTTCTTGAAAAAATTTAACATTAAATGCTATAGATATTCTTAAATCGTCACCGGGATTAGGGTCTACGTAGTGCATCAACCACGAAGGGAAAATTATTATTTTACCCTCTGTTACTTCATATGTAAAAATGCTGCTATCGTATGGATTTTTAGTGGCGTACCAGTTAGTGCCTTCTTTATGAGCTGGGTTAGGCGAGCTCACTCTGTGTTGTGGTCGTGGGTCTAGAAAATGTATTTTGCCTGAGTTGGGAGGGAAGGAAATATAATAGACTCCAGAGTAATCATTCCCCGGGTGAATATGAGGAGGATTAAAACTTCCTTTTTTATTTATATTGAGCCAAGGGTCTATATTTATCCAAGAGCCTTTTTCCCAATCATGAGCTTCCTCTATTTTTGTTAACAACTTTTTTAATTGAGTAGAGAAAAAAGAACAGATGTCTAAGTCGCTTTCTATATCTAATTCATAGCCTCCGTAAGAGTCTAAAGAAGGCGCGTTTGAATTATTTTTTAAATGATATTCAGCTTCAGGCGAAGACTTTATAAAGTTTAAAATTTGAGGTTTGAATTGCTTATGATAGGGAAAATCGAACTCCCACAAGTCGGTTATAAACAAGTCATGTTTCACTTTTGACAACCTCCACTATACTATCTTGTTCTTCCTCCGTTAGAAAAGGATGCATCGGAAGGCTCAAAACCTCGTTAGAAGCCTTCTCGGAGGCGGGGAAGTCCCCGAGTTGACCCGCCTTCCACCAAGGAAGAGAGGCAAATACAGGTTGTTCATGCAGGCATTTTGGATAATATATAGCAGTCGGAATGCCTCTTTTTTGCAGTTTCTCTTTTAAGGAGTTCCTATTTTTGGTTCTGATAGTATATTGTCCGTAGACATGAGTATTGCCTTCTGATATTGACGGGATTACGCACACTTCTTTTAGGAGGGATGAATACCGTTCACCGATAGATGATCTAGCTTCTAATTCTCTTGAAAAGTGCGGGAGTTTAGCTAAAAGAACTGCTGCTTGTATTGTGTCGAAACGGCCATTCATCCCAACTAAATCGTGATGGCCTCTTTCTATTCCGCCGTGGTTTCTTATAGATCTGAACTTTAAATTTAATTCTTCATCGTTGGTGAAAAGCGCTCCGCCATCTCCGTAGCATCCTAGTACTTTAGCTGGAAAAAAACTAGTGCTCCCTATAATAGTGGTCGCGCAGCTTTTTGTTCCGTTCCTCTCGGAACCGAAACTTTGTGCTCCGTCTTCGATAACAGGCAAATTATATTTACGAGCGATAGAGGAAATTTTTTCTATATTAGGTATTTGGCCAAATAGGCTTACTGGTATAATCGCTTTTGTATTTTCATTAATGGCAGATTCAAGTAAATCTGGATTCATATTGTAACTGTCTAGTTCAATATCTATAAACACAGGAGTGGCTTTCACAGCCATAATAACTTCCGCAGTGCTAATCCAAGTAAAGGGGACGGTTATCACTTCATCTCCGGGGCCTATGTTTAAGGCTCTGAGGGCTATCTCCAAGCTAACTGTTCCGCTTCCTACTGAGACGCAGTGTTCGACACCTATAAAGTCTGACAGTTTTTCTTCTAATTCTTCAATTTCTGGACCCATTAAATACTTACCATGGTCAAGTACCGAATGGATTGATGAATCTATACATTTTTTATATTGTTGGTATTGATATTTTAAGTCAATGAACTGCATTATTCTTTTCGCTTGTCATATTGGCGTCTTCTTTCATTAATGTCAATTTTTCTACCCAAGTTATTCTGCCCGTCTTGGAGCCCCTGTAGTCTTTGAAGGATGTATTCCCTTTTCTCTTTATCATCTATTCTGTCTATGTACTCTAGCCCTTTCTGGATTATATTTGGGTCTATTTTAGGTCGGCGTGAAGGGACTTTTACGACAGAAGGTTTAGGAGTAGGAGGCGTAATATTTTTATTTTTATCTTTATCGTCTTTAGAGCTCTTTTTTATCACAGTAGGTTTAGCGTTGAGTTTAGGTAATGTGATTGTGGATGGCAATTTATGAGTGTCGAACGAAAGAAGTTCTGTTACTCCATTATTGTCCACTTCTACTAGCCCTCTCTCTACACTCAGTAGCGTTACTCCGCTATCTGTTCTCCTTTTAGAGGACAGAGTCAAGAACCTCTTTGGGACATCTTTGGAAAACATATAAACATTGGTGACTCCTCTCCTGACTATAATGCCCGTAAGATTGAGTTTGATAGGCGGTTGCTCTAGTAGTTTTGGAAGTTCAACTTTTGCTGGCGCTTCGTTAACTAAAGTAAACGCGTTTCGTTTAGCGATTGTGTCATAACGGTTCTCTTGTGCAAAGAGAGAACTAACAAGAAATAGTGGTATTAGTTTTTTCATTTTATCAACATCATGTTCCAAGCTGATGAATGGCAGTCGAAACAATGATTGTAAGCTTTTATTAAATCATTTATATCTTCCGTGCTCCTGTCTACAGGGTCACTGGTTGAAAAATCATATTCAGGCATTGCGTGGAAGATTTCTACTTGCTTCCTATGTACTTTACACGCAGCAATTCTGGCTTGACGCTGCGCATTTGCATAACTTTGTAAGGACAAGGAAACTAGCAACAATATTACAGTAATAGTTAGTAGTAGTTCCAACACTGTAAATCCTTTTTTCATTCATCTTCAATTTGTTTGATATATTGATTTAAGTCGCAACATTCTTGAAGTAAATTAATAGCCGTGGCTCTCCAGTACTTGCCGATATCTCTGAGGGCTTCGTTTTGATCTCTTAGTCCTTCTAGATAATTTTGAGCTTTATCTATATGAGGGCATGTGTCTTCGGGGACAGGGGGGCAGTCTTCTTTTAGCTCTCTGTATCCTTTTTGAGGTATACTCATGAGTGCTTCCAGAGGCTTAGTTTTTCTTCTTTTGTTTTTGTTTTTTTAACTACTGGGGGCAAGGTTTTTTGGTAAGCCCATTGTGATAATTTAAACAAAAAATTAGAAATTTTATTGTAAAATCTATATCTTAAAGTTCTCTCAAAGAGTTTTCTTTCATTTAATTTTTTCTCCCATTCTTTATCTCGCGCTTGTGCCTCTTCAGCCGTCTCTTCCATTGAGAATTTAATTAATTCTTTTTTATCTAAAATTCCAGATTTAAAAGTAAATTCATACTCACTCCACCATGTGTTTTCGTCTTTATCGTAGAAGGATGTGTAAAAATTAATTTTTCCGGTATGAGTATCCTTAACCCACTCTTTATCCTTTTTTATAAAGAGCTTTTGTCTGTAAACTTTATAGTGGCCTAAGAAGTTTTCAAGAGATTTAGTTTGGTAATCATTATTTTTAATGAGCTTCTCTTGTTCTTTTGTTAACAAGCCTTTTAAATAAGACTTCGGTACGATTATATCATCAAACATTCCCATTGTTATATCTTTCTTGCCATCTATTATGAGCGTCTAAAACTACTGTTGTTGCTTTTTTTCCGTTTTTCCAATCTCCGACTTTAACGTCGCTAGCTTTGTCTATTTTATAAATACGAAAAAATTGTTTAAATATTTTAAGATGTTCTGGCTCTATTGAGCTTAATCTTGGATAGCGGCTCTTTGGGGACCAATGCGGGACAGCTATAACCTTATAATCTATCTCATTGTTGTCCACAAAATCAAGAACCCCGAGAACTCTGCATCTAACTAAACTTCCTCTGTCTATTGGGTCATGGTTAAAAATTAAAACGTCTAAAGGGTCTTTATCTAGAGCAAAGGTTTGAGTTATGAATCCGTAGTTAATCGGATATTGTAAAGACGACACAAGGCAGCGGTCTAATTCAAAAATATTATACTCTTCGTTGTACTCATACTTAGTATTTGTTCCTTTAGGAATTTCAACAATACAACTAACATGATCGAATCCGTCTTTCGTAATTGGTATATCGTTTACTAGATTAACATGATTCATTAGTGTAATATATTATATGAACTTGATAGTGCGTGCACCTTTATCCGAGCCGCCGACAGAGCCCCTGCCGTTCAGATACGTTTTATCTTGCGCTAACATTGACTGCGGTATGGACGTTCTTTTAGAATGTGAACATGGTACCAAGGATTTATATTGGAAATTTTTAAACCAAAGGGGTATGTTTGATTTCATTTCTGATATAATTCTACCGTTAGAGGAAAGAGGCTTAAGTATCGATACTAAAGTTAGAAATCAAAGAGCAACTATCCTTACTAGTTATATCAGAATAGAAAATCAACTAGATATAATAGAGTCTATTGAAAGCCGCCTGATTTAAGCGGAATCAGCTTCTGCCATGTTGTTATGCTTCAAGACTTTAGCTTCTAATATCTTAACTCTTTCGCTAGCTTCAACAGCTTTAGACGCTGCGTCCTGCGCCATTTGGTCAATTTCCTGAGCTTCGTTACGAGCTTCTTCCGAGGCTTTTCGGGCATCTTCTGCTGCGTCTTGAGTAGCGGCGGCACAACGACGGGCCGAATCCAACATTAATCTTAAGTAACCACTTGCCATACCTTCATTATATTAAGTAGGGATAGTTTTTACAATTTTATCGTTTATCCTTGCAAGGCCTTCAGGGGTATCGCCATTTTTTATAGTAAGTTTGACCTTTGCTAGAGTATTTTTAGGGTCTTTGCGGCCGATCATCGCTATCATTCGGCGTTTTTTATGGTTATCCTCATTTTCAAACTGACCCAAATCTACATCAAACTCCATCTCTAGGCTATCTATCTTGAGATGGTTATGTCCAGCTAGGGTCATCAGAGGTATTTCTACCTCTTGATCGCCTTCAGTTGTAGGGAGAACAACTTTTTTTGTAATTGGACGACCATATTCATCAAAATACGTCCCTATAACCCGTTTTAGATGCTCAGTTTCTACGTATCTTTGAGCATAAACTACAGAGTTATAGAGACACTGGATCAGGTGATCGAACGTTTTTAACGCAGGAGCACCTTTAAATGATCCAGATTTCGAATAAGGTAATTTGTCGTCAGCCATTAATTACTACCACTACCGCCCGATGAGGAGCCTCCGCCGCCTCCACCAGCAGAAACAGGCTGGATAGCTGAGCCTAGAATGTCAAGCACTTTCATTAGTCCTTCTGGCGCGCCATCATCACGGGCCTCTACATGAACAGTATATTTTGCCGAATTATCTGTTTTACGAATATTTTCACTTTTCGTGGATACAGAAGCTTTTAAGTCTACTTTAACTGGTGACCACCAGTTGTCGTATTTTACACTGAGATCAGTCTTAGTATCTACAGAGCTAGTGTCCTGAGTGCTGGATTTAACCTCCATATCAAAGTCAACAGTAGCTTTTTTGACTCCTAAATTTGGAGTTTGTATAACTGAAAGGAGAGGGACTTTTAATTTTCTGTTTTCAATTGTGGTTGTAATATTTCCATCTGCATCTTTTGACTCGATGGGTGCATCGTAATCGAACTCTACTGTTCGAGCCTTAAGGTTTCCATTGCTGTCTTTTTCCAGACCGATGTCTTTGATAAAGTTTTCCGTTGTGTGAGCGAGTTGTCCCTGCGCTTTAGCTGCGCCGAGTAATGGTTCCGCGATGAGTGTCCCAATTGGGAGGCCTTTGAATTGATCTGCTATACTAGCCATATATATTGTTACACAATATTATTCGCCAGATTTGAATTTTTGAAAAATTTCTTTTAAATCTCTTAAAAAATGCCTAGCCATTTCTACCCTTACCGCATCCGTGTCCTCCATGATCACGGTTTCCTTGAGTAAAGTCTCATACTTTTCTTTAGCTTTCATAATAGCAGCGTAAGTTCCTCGCGGTTTATTTCTTTCAAATTCAGATACATTAGACATTTTCTTTATCCTTTCTAAGCATTATCTCTTTCACTCTATTAACTCGGTTTATTATTTTGTCAAGTTCGACTAATTCGCCATTAAGCTTTTCTCCGTTATTTTGGTTTAGGTGCTGGGATAAGGCGATCATTTCGCAAGAAATTTGGCCCAACATGAAAGACTCGGTGGAGAATTTAAATCGTGACATCGTTGTTCATAAACTGTTACATTAAAAGTCATCTTCAAGGGAACCCGATTGTTGATATTCTCTTACTCGGCGTTCAAAAAAGTTGCCCATAGCTTGGACATCTACTACTTCACCTAGCCAAGGAAAAGGATTTTTATCACTAGGGAAACGGTATTCAAGGCCAATTCCTTCTAGTCGACGGTTTCCAATATAATGCATGTAGTCCACAAACATATCTGCATTGAGTCCAAGAATTCCTCGAGGAAGAACGTCTCTTGCGTAAGTTATTTCAAGTTCTACAGCTTTCTTAATCCACTCAGTGATTTCTTCTTGGAAAGCTTTCGACCAAAGCTTGGGATTTTGCTCAATAATCTGATTTATGGCATAAGTGCCAAATTGAATGTGGGAGCTTTCGTCCCGTAAAGTGTATTTGATTTGATCAGCAACACCTTGCATTTTATTTTGCCGCCCCAAAGCTAAAAGCATTGCAAACCCGCTGAAGAAAAATATCCCCTCGCATACAATCCAGTAAGTAATAAAATTTCTTAAAATTTCTTTTTTACCTTCCTGAGTATGAGGGTTGAAATCCGGCCTACTCAAGTCAGTAGTTATTTCCATCAAGAAATCATCCTTCGCCTTGATGGAGGGTATGTTTATGTAAGCTTGAAATACTTCATCTATTTTAAGATCCAAAGAATCGCAAACGTAAACAATAGTAAGATTATGAAGGCTCTCCTCAAACGCTTGTCGTAGAATATACTGGCGACACTCAGCGTCAGTAATATAGCGAAAGCCGCTAAGAAGAAGATTATTACCAACGAGAGATTCACTACCAGCAAAAAACCCAAGCGAACGTTTAACCAAAAGTTTTTCATCATCTGTTATTTCTCCATTTTTCCATTGCTTAATATCTTCTGCCATAGATATCTCCGTTGGCATCCAATTGTTTGCGCAGCCCTTATTGTATAAGTCCCACGCAGTTTTGTGCTTATGAGGCAAAATGCAATTTACCCCTGCTATGTCTTTCCCTAGTATTTGTCCTGTTTTTGAATCACTCATTTGGTGTATAATAATTTGATTGTAGTTTTAAATTTCCCATATAGGTGTTAAACCCTCTGTGACCTAAGCTTATATCAGTCACAACGTTTATTTCTCCTCCTAACGATTTCCAAAGCTTACAAAAGCCGTAGTCTTCACTTTCGTATTTTTTAGTCTCTGGATTTACTTCGCATCGAAAAATATCGTAAAAGTTGTCTCCGGCATCCATGTAGCCGTCGATATCATTTGTGTACTTTATTTCAGGTTTAGCCGCGATTATTTTCTCTATGCATTCACGTTTTATAAGCATAAATCCCGTAGCAGCGTATCTAGCCTGTACTATATCTTGATCTCTCGCTTTCTTAAGATCTTCGTAGTCCATCTCTGTGGAGAAATCAGTAGCTAAATGCCTCCAGTATTCCGGCATCTTGCCAGTCGAAGCCATTAGCTCTATCTTTTGCCCGTTAAAATATTTTTTTGGATATACTCCAACTACTACATCTTTATCAGCCTCAATAAGCTTCATTACATCAAACGCAGAAAATTGAGTATCGGTATCAACAAATAATAAATGAGTATAATCCTTGTTTAGCATAAAAGCTACCGAAGCATTTCGGGCTCTGCTGATTAAGCTTTCAAACCATATAGAGCGTAGCCCTATCTTAATGCCCTTTTGTCTACATACAGACATGAGGTCAATAGTGCTCATCATATAATCAGAATGAACCATTCCGGTGTATCCAATTACGGGATAGAATATATTAACTTTACTGTAATCCATTACTGACAAGCCTCACATGCTTCAGGGTTTGCGATAGAGCAAGCTATTTGTTCTTCTTCTGTGTACTCTTTCTTTGTAGATTTTTCTACTTTGGAAGCGCCTCTGTTCCGCAAATAATAAGTGGTCTTTAAGCCGGCTTCCCAAGCGGCCATATAAATATCATTCAAGTACTTAAGGCTAGTTCCCTTATTGTATAAATTGAAAGATACTCCTTGATCAATCCATTTTTGCCTAGCGGCGTTACATTCTATTAGCTTGAACATATCGCGATCAAAAGCAGTTTTATATTTTTCTTGATATTTTTCAGGGATGTCGAGAAGCATAACATCGCCATCAACTTCTTTAACGGCTTCTGCTAATTGAGGGCTCCATAAGCCTTCCTTTTTCATATCATTTACAAACTGCTCATTAACAACATAAAAGTTTCCACTTTTACATTCGTATACAAACATTACCGAGAAGTTCGGTTCGATGCTCTGCTCCACGCCGTTAATATAGCCAATAGTGGCAGTAGGAGCAATTGCCATAGTGTTGCTATTTCTGATTCCATATTTTAAAATGTGTTCTCTTACTTTTTTCCAATCGAGTTTTCCCCGCACGGAGGCCTTTTGAGATTTTTTTCTAAAATCTAGTAAGTTGTTATAAGTATCTATGGGCAGTTGGCCTTTTTCCCACAATGAGCCTGCATAAGTTTTATAACTACCTCTTTCCTTAGCCAATTCGCTAGAAGAAAGGATTGCGTGGTAAGAGAAAAACTCTGTCAACTCATCTATAAATTTTACAGCTTTATCTGAATCATACTGAATGTCTAAAATTTGCAAAACGTCATGAGTCGCCATCATTCCCAGACCAATTGGGCGGTGCTGCATATTTGCATTTTCCGCTTCTTTGGTGGGGTAAAAATTTAAATCAATGACATTGTCCAGAAGACGAATTGCGGTTTTAATTGTAGAGGCTAAAAGATCTTTATTTAATCCTCCGTCTTTGAGGTGATTTTTTAAGTTGACGCTTCCGAGGTTGCAAACGGCAGTTTCACCAATCTCTATCTTTTCTCCATCTTTATATTTTGACGGCTTAGTGTGTAAAAGAATTTCGGTGCACAGATTGCTTGAGTGAACTGTACCTTGGTGTTGGTTGCTGTACCGGATATTAGAAGGGTCTTTGAAGGTTACCCAAGGATGTGACGTTTCAAACAGGACTTTTAACATCTTCTTCCAAAGCTCTTTAGCTTTTACCTTGCGGAAATTTTTAAGCTCTCCTTCTTCTGCTTTTTGGCAATAATAATTGTAAGACTCCTCGAAGTCTTCCCCGTAAGCTTCATGCAGTTCTCTACAGTCAGAAGGGCAAAACATATACCAATCTTCATCAGCCCTAACTTTCTCCATGAATAAGTCAGGAACCCAAGAGGCTGTATTCATGTCATGACACCTTAACCTTTCGTCGCCGGTGTTTCTGCGAAGGTTTAAGAAATCTTCAAAGTCGAGGTGCCAAGGTTCAAGATAAGCACATCCAGCCCCGGGCCTTTTGCCTCCTTGATTTACCGCGACAAGTGTGTCGTTGAGGATTTTGAGCCATGGCACAAGACCTCCAGAAATCCCGTTTGTGCCTTTGATATAAGCCCCAGAAGCACGAAAATTAGTAACGTCAAAGCCAAGACCTCCGGCGTACTTACTTTTGCGGGCTTCTTGCCAGACTCCTTCGAAGATTCCGTCGATGCTGTCATCAAATGTATTTAAGTAACATGAGCTTAGTTGAGAGTGAGTAGTGCCGCTATTAAATAGGGTAGGTGTGGAAGGAGTGTAAAGCAGATTGCTAAACAGGTTATAAAACTCAATTGCTCGTTCTTCTTTGTTTTCTTCATTTAAAGCTAATCCCATCGCGATCCTCATCCAGAACGCTTGGGGCGATTCGATTATCTTATTATTGATACGAATAAAATATCTATCTATTAAAATTTGTAATCCTAGGTATTTAAACTTTTCGTCTCTGGATGGGTCGATGGCTTCTGACAGCTTTTTTAAGTCATATTCTAAAAGCTTCTCATTTAAAATTTCGTTCTTCGCTAGTTTTTTTACACCTTGGACAAAAGATTTTTTATATTGTAAATCAAAAGTGTCTGAATCTACGCTTTCCCTAAAGACTTCTTTGTAAAGGGCGTTAACAGCTAAAGCGGCGGCAACATTACTGTAATTTGGCTCTTTTTCTATCTTGGCTCGAGCTGACAAAATTAAAGCTTCGTCAATTTCTTTTGTAGTAATCTTGTCGTAAAGTTGTAATTGAGCATCAAGTATGACCTCGCTAGCAGATACATTATTGCCGTCAATACCTGCGCAAGCTCGATAAACGCATTTGTTTATCTTTTCTACGTCAAATTCTTCTAGTTTTCCGTTTCTTTTTTTTACTTTTATTTCCATGCTTGTAGAAAAAAATACACCCCTAATTAGGTGTGTGATTTACTTTATGCTCCTCGGGGTCGCACGTCAAGTTATTTTTCAACTATTTCTAGTTTTTCGTCTGTTTTCCTTTGAAGGTTAGATAAATACTTCTGAGCTTCCTTCAGTCCTTCGGACGTATGTGGGAACGCTCCATAAGCCCATTTTCTTTTTTTAGATTCTATTAAATAGTATTTTTTATTTTTTTTGTTTTTTGGCATACTTATTTAATGCTTTTATTATTTTTTCCTCTAAATCTAAAATCAAAGATTCCAAATGATCTAGTTGATTGTTTTCAAAATTAATTCTATGCATGAGAAGATTTGAATTCTTCATTAAATTTTTATATTTGATTTCTGAATCGTCGCCGCTATCAAAGATTGACTCATTTTCAAAAGCATCCATTTGACTGAAGATTTTTTCCGCTCTTTTTTCCCAAAATTCTATGCTTTTGCAAGCTAACTCAATGGATGATATTAATTCCTCTTTTTCTAGAAGAAGCTTTTCAAGGGTATTAGTTAGACTCATTTTTTAAAGTAGCTCTGATGATTTTTAATTTATTTGTCATAAAGCTTTCTCCATGGCTTTGCTCGGGTTTCTTAGCTTTAGATTCAGCATCCTGCCATATTGAGATTTCTATCAGTTGGTCAAGAAGGGTGGTGACTTGATTGTGAGTCTTTTGAGTTAGAATAAATTCGTTACCCATTTAAAAATATGTTATTTGAGGATTATGAATTTGTCAAATTCAATTTCGTCCCAACTTGCTGAAGCTGAGGACCTTCTATATTGCGAATGGCATACAGCGAGTCTTTGCCTAGCGTCTTTGTATTCTTGATTCATAACAGAGCTGGCCATGCAGGATTTTATAAATTCTTTTTTTTGCTGTCCTTTTTCAGGAGAAGGTAGAGGCATATGTATTATTACACAAAAAAACCGGGCCGAAGCCCGGTTCTTTAGACCCTTTTATTTAATTTTTATTTCTTTGGGTTTGTGCTTGCTTTTCTTTTTGAATATTAGCCTAAATATCCCATTTTCTAAGGATGCATCAGCGGTGGCTGGGTCGGCTTTATCCGGAATATGGTAAGTTTGTCCAAACTTTACCTCTTTCCCTCTTCGTGTGGTGTTACCTTGTAGGTTGAGGTGTCCGGCAGCTTCAATGTTGACTTTAACATCTTCTTTCGCGAAACCGGGCATTTCTACCTCAAATACATAATTCCCGTTTTCCTCAATGAAAACAGGATCTAAGCTGTGTTGGATTTCATTAAATAACGGCGTTGCTATATCTAACAAGCCCCTTCCAAAGTTGTCATGTAAATACATGGCTACTTTTTAGCACGCAGCGTGCCAACATGGCACATGTGGTTATTTACTAATAAATAAGGTATTTTGCCCTAGTTATAGTGAGACTTTAGAGTCATTAATTCCCATAAGTTGTAGAGCGAATGTCGTACATTGACACAATTTCGAGCTCAAGAGGGTTTTCTATTTTTGATATTTCAAAATATTCTTCGTCAATGACCCTTTCCACTTTGCCAGTCCATCCCCCATCTTTAACAACGTGTACTTCGTCGCCTATCATTTTAGAATTGTAGGAGATAATTTCCTGAGTTGACTTATCCATGGTTATTCTCCAGAGCTGCCAAAACCGCCCTGCCCTCTTTCAGAATTTTCTAATGTTTTCATTTTTTTCCAATCAACTTTATAGCATTTTTCAATAATTAATTGAGCTATTCTGTCTCCCGGCTTGATATCTATTTTATTTGCTGAACCAAACATTGCTTCAAAAGCGTTAGGTTTAAGATTATACCCTTCAAAGTTTAGATTTATCAATAAAACTTTTATTTCTCCTCGATAACCAGAGTCTATCACTCCGGCCATTACATCTATTCCTTTTTTACACGCTAATCCGCTTCTTGGGGCTATCCGGCCATAAAAACCTTCAGGAATTTCTATGCTTATGCCAGTGGAGACAAGCCGCCGCTGAAAAGGCTCAATGGTAATGTATTCAGTAGAAAAAAGATCATAACCCGCGTCTGATTCGTTAGCCTGAAAAGGCTCCTTGCCTTCTTTATTTAATTGGCTGTAATTAACGTCCATATTCAAAAGGAATATTTTTCGTCAAAAAAAAATTTCGTCAAGAAAAAAACCGGATTTTCCCCCGAAAACCACTTTTCCATTATTTTTTCAAAAATCTATCAAAAATAAAATTGACATCACTCCCCGTCTCTCTTAAAAAATCTTTATGCAGCATTGTCGCCCTGCTGCTTTAACAAGGTGGGCGACCCCGCAATCTAACGTCCGGCTCTGCTGTGAAGACTTGCAACCGGAGACAACCAATTGGCGTGAAAGGGCGCTTCATTGGGACAGTAGGTAAGGTGATGTCATATAGAGTGGATATGTTCTACCGTGTATCCCATAAAGGCTAGCCGGGGAGTAATCTCAGGGAAAAGAAAAGATTGCCGGTGTTCGGAATAGCCTCCGATACGGGGAAAGTCTTCGTTTCACTCCGACTTTCTAGGGAAAAGTTTATTATATTTATTTTAAAATAAACAGAATTAAATTAATATGAATTTAAATGGATTTTAAGTATAAAAATATAGCATTAAGCGGCGTAGCCGGGTGCGGAAAAAATACTATTTCAGAGATAATTATTAAATTTCTTACAAGATTAGGTTTGGATAGCAAAGAGCTTTCTATAGCTAGAAATTTAAAAAAAGAATTAAGCGTCCCGTCCCAGAAGCTTTACGGGATAGATTCTTTCGACTGTACAAGAGAAGAAAAAGATTTAATTAGGCCTTTCTTAGTTGCTCACGGCCAAATAAGAAGAAATATGTCCCAAGGCAGACATTGGATAGATCAGTTAAATAAGGAACTAGAACCTAAAAAAGTAAACATTATAACGGATGTTAGATTTAATGAATTTGAGAAAGATGAAGTTTTTTGGGTTAAAAATGAAATCAATGCTGTTTTAATTCATATTTCAAGATTTATTGAAAAAGACGGGATGAGAGAGTTCGTGTCCCCTGCTAACCCCGCCGAAAGTGAAAATGATCCAAAAGTAAAAGCCGAAGCTGATTTTATTTTAAACTGGGCAACAGAAAATGATGAAGTGAAAAGAATTTTTAATTGTAAAAAATTATTAAAGTGGCTACAAGGTATATATGCTAAAGGACAGTCCACTTGAGGATCAAAGGTGCCAACCTGTCCTTGCGTATTGTGGGGTTAAAGCCCATCTTAATCTTAATTGTGACCTTTCAGATTTTAAAAGTTTAAATTTTAAAAGTATCCATGGTTCTTTTTTGTACGAAATAAAAATATCTAAGTTTGCTTCTGAAATTTTTTCACACAATGAAGATAGTTATTTTGCTTATTTAGTTCAGGTTTATGTAGAATCTGATGATTTCAACGAAAGACCGTTTCAAGATATTAATATTTTTTTTGAAAAAGATTTTGAAGATTTGGTTGAATATTGTATAATTCTACCACGTTTGTTTAAAAAGCATCATCGTTATGTTTTTAATATGGAGGAACTAAAAACATGCAGCTTTAAGCAATTCGGCGAAAATGTAGACTTATGGAAAAAATCGAATGGGCTTTCTTAACTGACCTACATCTAATAAAAAGGATAAAAGATAAAAACTGCGAAAAAAGCTTAATAGAGCTTTCTGAGAGGCACAGCGGTCTTTATTTTAAAATTATAAAAAAATATTCTAAAAGTTTTTTTGCTAATAATATAGATTTAAACGAAGCTACTTCTGATAAGAATTTAATAATTTGGAACTCCGCAAAAAATTTCAAAGAAGATAAAAATGTGAAGTTTTCAACTTGGTTAGCTAACCAAGTAAAATATTTCTGTCTAAACACCTTAAATAAAAAATCTAAAGATAGACTTGTCGCCACAGAAGATCAGATACTTGACTCTTTAAATGAAAAACCAATTACCCAAAAACATGAAAATCTTTTTGAGTTCACGGGCAACATACTATCCCAATTAAAAGACTCTCGAATTAGAAAAATCTTTTCTTTACGGTATTCTTCTGCTGAGAAAAAACCTTCTTGGTGTATAATTGCGGAAAAACTTCAAATAAGTACGCAGACAGCTATCAACCTGCATAATAAAGGTATATCAATCCTAAGAAAAAAAATAAAAAGCGAAAAATTTTTAGATAATGTATAAAAAATTGTTGACATCCTTTTTTCAGCGTATAATTTAAACACTCTTATGTCGAACGAACAGAAGAAAAACGACTGGCAAGAGCGCGAACTTGGCGCTCTTTGGGCAAAGAAGAGCAATAATGGCTCTCAATACATGACTGGACATATTGAACTAAAAGACGCAAGCGGGAAAGTGCAGCTTGTCGTGTTCAAGAATAAATCCAAGTATAACGAAGACGGAACTGTTAAGAGCGAAAACGCTCCCGATCTCCGTATCTACCTAAGCGAAACAAAGGAACAGAGAGAGAAGAAGCCTGAGGCATCAACGGCTTCCACCGCTCAAGAAGAATCCGGCGATCTGTTTTAATGCAATTCGCCTTACACCTACCCCTCAATGGGGTTAGCTTTGGTCAGGTTAGCACTGCCCTTCTCCGTGAATTTTACGAGAAGGGCGTGCAGCCTTCTTTATTTACCATAGGTAATGTAGACCTTAGCAGCCAAGAAATTACTCAAGATTTTAACACATGGATTCAATCATGTATTAAAAAATCTTTCGAGGAGTATAACAGAAATACTCCTGTTTTTAAATTATGGCATTTGAATCACGAAAGCCTAACTTCATATGCTAAAGATCAAACCTTATTTACTTTTTATGAACTTGACCACCCAACGACGATAGAAGTAAATATAGCCAATAATCAAAAAAATATAATAGTAAGCTCTAGATACGCCAAAGACATATTAGAGTCTACAGGAGTTGAAAATTGCCACTTTATTCCTCTCGGATTTGATAAAAATAATTTTAATATAAAAGACCAGCAATATTTAGCGGACAAAATAGTATTTAATTTATGCGGAAAGTTAGAGAAGAGGAAACACCACTCTAAGGTCATCAAAGCATGGCTTAAGAAGTACGGAAATAATAAAGACTACGTGCTTCAGTGCGCTATAACTAACCCTTTTATGAAGCAGGAGGATTTTAATTCTAGAATCTCTCAAATACTAGAAGGCAAGACTTACTTCAATATCAACTTTCTAGGGAGTATGCAGAAAAATATCCTTTATAATGATTTTCTTAATTCTGGAAACATAATTTTAGGAATGTCTGGAGCAGAGGGATGGGGCTTGCCTGAATTCCAGTCAGTAGCGCTAGGCAAACACTCCGTGATGCTGAATGCTACTTCTTATAAAGACTGGATAACCCCAGAGAACTCTACAATCATAGAGCCCAACGGAAAAGAAGACTCCGAAGACGGCATGTTTTTCAAAAAGGGCGGAGCATTTAATCAAGGCCAGATATATACTTTTGACGAAGACGAGTTTATAGATGGATGCGAGAAAGCTGTAGAAAGATATAAATCTTCGCCTATAAACGAAGAAGGAATCAAACTTCAAGAGACTTATACTTACTCTAATACAGTAGACAAAATAACGGAGGTTATGAATGCCTGAATATATTTACGAAAACCCAGACACCGGAGAACAGGTGACAGTTCTCCAAAGCATACATGAAGAACACATATATGAGATAGATGGAGTTGTATATGATAGGGTTTACACTATCCCTAATGCCTCAATAGATACTAAAATAGATCCTAATTCGCCAAAAGAGTTCAGGGAAAAAGCCAAAGGCACCATAGGAGAACTATGGGATCAGTCTAAAGAACTTTCAGACAAAAGGGAAAAACAACAAGGAGAGGACCCTGTAAAAAATAAATTTTTTGAGGATTACTCGAAAACTCGCAAAGGAGCTAAACATCCTAAAGATCCCTCAAATAAAAGCGATTCAGTAACTAAAAACTTCGATCTCGGATGATAAAGTATACATTAATTGATGATGCCGTTATGAGTTTAGGCGGCACTTCACTTACTCTTGATGCAATCACCGAACCATTCAAAGATGAGTGCGAGTTAATATCAAGCGCAAGCTTATGTAAAACGCATTTACAATTCAAGCACCCCAAAGTTTGGATAATAGGCAATACCCTAGGTTTAAATAAAGAATCATATGAGACTCTTATCGAAATTCTTCAAACAAAAAGGACTGTAAAGATTGATTTTGATTATGGTTTTTGCAAATATCGCGGACCCACTCCCCACAGAATTTTAGGTAAAAAAGAGTGCGACTGCATCAATAATCCAGAGACGTTGAGCTTAAAAAATATATATACTTTAATTCACAGCAACTGCTCTTCTATTTTTTACATGTCAGAGCAGCAACGTCAAATACATAAAAATTTCTTTCCTGTATCTGATGAAAAATCTTTAGTTCTGAGCTCCTGCTTCACTTCCTCTTCCCTCAGTAAAATGAGAGAATTGAGAAATATGGAGAAGAACGAAAAGTATGCTATAATTCAAGGACATCCCGGTTGGCACTCACAAGCTAAAGGAGTATCAGAGTCAGTTAATTACGCCTTACAAAATAATTTAAATTACGATATCATCTCTACAAAAACTCATGATGAGATGTTGGAAAAACTCGGAAGCTACAAAGGTTTAATTTTTTTACCAATTATATT